CGGTCAACGCCCCGGACCTATTCGGCGGGGAGTCCCGCGAGGGCGGCGTATCCGGCACTGTGGACATCGACATGGGCGGGCCGCTCCAAGGGCGCAATGCCTACCTGCAGGGCCGGCTGGGGGCGGACATTCCGGCTTACCGCGGGGTACTCGGGGCGGTCCTCAATCAGGTCTACGTAGGCTTGAACCCGTACCTGAAGCGGTGGGCCTTCTGGGCGAGCCGTATCCATGTGCGCCAGGATGGTATCGCCCAGTGGTATGATACCAAGGCCGAGATCAATGGGGACATGAATCCGGCTCATATCCTTCGGGAGTGCCTGACAGACCCGGACTGGGGCATGGGCTACCCCGAAGCAGACATTGATGATGCCTCCTTCACCGCAGCGGCGGACCAGATGTTCACCGAGGGGATGGGCATGTCCCTGCTTTGGGACCGCTCCGTCACCCTCGAGGAGTTTATCCAGGTCGTCCTCAAGCATATCGATGGGTCCATCTACGTGGACCGGTCCACCGGCAAGTTCGTCTTGAAGCTAGCCCGAGGGGGCTATGACATCAACAGCCTGCTGGTCCTTGACGAGAGCTCGGTGGACCGTATTACCGACTTCAAGCGCAACACCATCGGGGAGCTGGTCAATTCGGTGACGGTGGTCTATTGGGACGCTAGCACAGGCAAGAACGGTTCTGTCACCGTTCAGGACATTGCCCTCGCCGCCCAGCAGCAGGCTACCATCGGGACGACCAAGCAGTTCCCGGGATTCACCAATGGGACCATCGCAACGCAGGTGGCGGCCCGCTCCCTGAAGGCCCTGTCGGTCCCATTGGCCAGCGGAACCATCTATGCGAATCGGAAGGCTGCCTCCCTCAATGTTGGGGACGTGTTTGTCCTGACCTGGCCGCGCTACGGCATCTCTCAACTCGTGATGCGGGTTGCCAACGTGGAGATGGGGGCGCTTGGAAGCAACGTCGTCAAGATCCAAGCGGTGGAGGATGTCTTCGCCCTGTCCAGCGCGATCTACGCCCCGCCCCCTCCGAGCGGCTGGAGTGACCCGAACACCCCGCCAGCCCCCTGCCCTTATCACTGTGTCATTGAGGCCCCCTTCTGGGAGCTGGTCCAGCGGATGGGGGAGACGGACGCCCGGGCTCTCCCGGCGACCGCGGGCTTCGTGGTGGCCACAGGGGTCCGCCCGTCCAGCGACGCTAGCAACGCGAAGCTCTACACTGACGTCACCGGCGTCTGGGAGGAGGCGGGCACCGTGGACTTCTGCCCGACAGCAATCCTGACTGCTGCGGTGTCCTCCAACACCACCACCTTCCCGATCGGGACCGGGGTGGACCTGGATGTGGTCCAGGTGGGGACCTATGCCCTGATCGACAGCGAGCTGGTGCGCATTGATGCCGTGTCAGACACCTCCCTGACGGTGGGGCGCGGGGTCCTGGATACGGTCGCCAAACCCCACGCTGTCGGGGCGCGCCTATTCTTCGCCGATGCCTTCTTCGAGTCAGACGCCGTTGAATATGCCACCGGGGAGAACGCTGACATCCGGCTACTGCCATCCACCGGGCTGGGCACCTTGGCCTTGGCCTCAGCCCCGACCCAATCGGTCAGCATGGTGGCCCGTCAGTACAAGCCCTACCCTCCCGGGCAGCTCAGGATCAACAGCCAAGCCTATCCGGACGCTGTGCGGGGGGATCAGAACATCACGGTCGGCTGGACCCACCGGGATCGCCTGCAGCAGACCGCCACCCTCGTGGACGAGACGGCAGGGAGCATTGGCCCCGAGGCCGGGACCACCTACACCTGTCGCCTGCTGACGGCTGGTGGTTCGGTGCTGGTGACCCACTCCGGGCTGACCGGGACAGGGGACACCTTCACGCTGGCGGAGATGGGGGCGAACTACGGGCGGCTGCGCATCCAGCTGTGGTCAGTCAGGGACGGCGTGCAGAGCCTGCAGATGCATGATTGGGAATTTACTCGTTCCGGCTATGGTGCCGGGTATGGCTACGCTTACGGAGGTGTGTGATGCCTGCTTCAACTGAACCGCGCTCGGGTCTTAGCTTCGGCTGGAACATCGGGGAGAATAACTGGAACACCGGCATGGATGCCAACCTGCTGTCCATCGGCCGGTTTGCCTACCACCTGTCGGTCAAGGACCGGAACCTGGCCACCCCTCCGGGGAGCCCGGCAGCCGGGGACACCTACATCGTGGCTGCTGCCCCGACGGGGGCTTGGGCTGGGCAAGCCGGCAAGGTCGCTGTCTGGTCTGGTACCGCATGGGTCTTCGGCACCCCGCGCGTCGGCTGGGTGGCCTACATCGAAGACGAGGAGGTGCTGTCCGCCTACAAGGCGGCGGGCTGGTCAGTCGGGGTCGCGATCTAGATCCGAACCCATCCCGAAGGCGATGCACTTACCGAGTAGCATCGCCGACGGGATCGAAACCAGCAGGTACAGCAGGATACCCAAGAGCCACGCATTCATCCTTGTACACCTCGTCGTAGTCGGGCCAGGCGCCCTCTGCCACCATCTTACAATAGTGATTTTGGTGGAGCACGGCGTCCTCGAAGTCCATGTTCCCGACCATGCCCATAGCGAGCAGGATCAGGACGAGGTACCAGAAGGTCGGGCGGCGCAGTAGGTCTTTGATCAGGTCCATGGTGTTACTCCTTGTTGAACATGATTAGAGTATAGCCGCCCGATTACTCCTTGGCAACCGTTTTGTTTAGTCCTTGATAGCCTCAACGTGACCCCAGTCTGGCCCGATGTCCCCGTCCGCCCGGACCGGGATGCGGAGGGGGAGGGCCGTCTCCATGATGTGCTTCATTTCCCGGAAGGCCTCATCCTTGCCGCCCGGATCACTGAAGTCCAGCTCGTCGTGGACGGTCAGGCGTGGGATACCGGTCTCGTCGAAGACCCCATCGCGGTAGCACTTGAGCATGGCGACCTTCATCAGATCCGCCGCGGAGCCCTGCAGGCGACGGTTCAGGGCCTTGTGGGTGTAGGCCCGGCGGATGGCCCCGTACCGGAGAATAGCCTGCTCGTAGGGTAGGGCAATGGTGTCCTCGCCCCACTTGGACGGCTCCCACAAGTCGAAGCGGCTACGGCGCCCGAGGATTGTGGTTATAATCCCCGACTGCTGAGCCTCCTCCGCGCAGGCGTCCATGGTGGCCTTTGCAAACGGGACACCCTTGTGGTAGGCCGCGAACAGCGCCTTGCCTTCGGCTTTGGTCAGCCCGAGGTCTCCGGCCAGCTTATCCACCCCCATGCCGTAGATCAGGCCGAAGTTGATGTTCTTGATCGGCCGGCGCCAATGCTTCCGGAGCTCCTTAGTGGAGATGTCCCAGCCGGCCTGCGGGGCCACTAGGTCAAGGGCCATCTCGTGGTAGTCGGTGTCCGGATGAGCGTTGAAGTGAGCCCGCACGTCGTCACTACCTGGCCCGCAAGCAAAGTGGATCAGGAAGCGGTATTCGATCTGGCTGTAGTCGTACTTCCGCCAAGCGGCATGGCCTTCGTCCGGAATGAAGAGCCCCCGGATCAAAGGGGCCAGCTCGTCGTCCCGGCTCGGGATGTTCTGCAGGTTGGGGGTGCTGGAGCTAAAGCGCCCAGACCGGGTGCCGGTGCTATCCCCGCGAAGCGGGTGGAACTGCCCGTAGACCATCCCGTTGATGTGGGAGTTCAGGATGTAGGACTCGATGAAGGTCCCCCGCAGCTTGTCACACTTCCGGATCTCTCGGATGCAGTCCGCCAGCGGGTGCTTGAGCCCCTCGAGGAACCCCTTCGTGAAGCTCGGCTTACCCTTGGCCGTCCGGCCGTACCCGAGGCCGATGGTATCGAATGCCCGGGCTAGGCTGTCAGCGGAGTTGATGTCGACATCGAAGCCGGCCATGTGCCGGAGCTTCTTGTGCTCCTCCTTCGCCCGCTCAGCCAGGACCTCCCGGAGCTCCTCCGCTCGGGCCACGTTGACGCGGACCCCCGCGAAGCGCATATCGATCAGCATCGGGATGAGAGCACACTCCATCTGGAACAGGTGGAAGAGCCCCTCCCGGACCAGGAGCGGGTATATAACGCTGGCCACACGCAGCGGCAGGTCGGCGTCGCTCTCCGCGTAGGGGCCAACTAGCCGGGGCGGGGAGCGATAGATGTTCGCGCGCTGCGTCCCGTTCGCCTTGCCCCCGTAGTACTTGGCGCACCAGTCGTAGAGGATGTTTGACTCCTTGCCTTCCCCGAGGTACTTCTGACCAAGGGTCTCCAGGTTCACGTCGGCCCTCTCGTCCAGCAGGGCCTCGGCGAATTGCACGTCAACCAGCTCGCCACGGACGGTAACCCCCTCGTGGCGGAGCCAGCCAATGTCATATAGGAGGTTGGCCCCGACCTTGGGCTGGCGGGGGTTACCGAGGGTGTGGCGGAGCCATTGGAGGACCACCTCGGGGTCCCAGTTGTCCTGCGGTTCCACCTCGTGGCGGATGGGGAAGTACCACCGGCCCCCTCCATCGGCCCCGATAGAGACCCCGACGATATGGCCCTTGCCACGAGCCCAGCCGGGGCCGTGGGTCAGGAGGTCCGGGTCGTAGGTTTCGCAGTCAATCGAGATACAGGCCGCCCGGGAGAGGTCTGGCAGGTAGGTCGGTGGGCGCCAGCCAGTATCCGGGATGGGTGGCATGATGCGAACGGTCTCCCGCTTGCCTGACTTGACCGGGACATCCTCCCAGAACATACCGATGGCATCAAACCTCATCCCCGCATCCCCACGATCGCGCCGCGGACCCGGTCCCCGTAGAACAGGCAAGGGGCCGGGTACTGGCTCAGGTCGATGGTCTCCGCTATGCCCTCGAGGAGCTGGAGCTGCTTGATATGGTAGATGCCCTGCTCGGGAAGGCCCGCCAGATCCACCGAGGCGCCAAGCCCATCGGCGGGAGTTGTGGCCATACGGGTGTTGAGGAAGAAGGCCCGCTCCAGGTCATCCGCGAAGGGGAGTAGGTCCGCCAGCGCCTCGAAGAAACCCTCCGGGAATGGCTGCTGGGTGGAGTCCCGGTTCAGGACCTTGGCCATGTCCGGCCACTGGGTCGAATAGGTCTGGGTGCGAAGCCAGCGCCCCGAGGCGTAGTGGAAGGTCACGCTGTTCTCACAGACCTGGACCTTGGTGGGCTCTTCTCCAATTCGGATGAGCTCCTGCACCGCTGGCTTCGGGATGTTGACCTCGACCGGGAAGTTGTAGCCGAGCCAGTACTCCACCAGCGTCACGTTGTTTGTTGCGAAGGCCGAAGGGCCGCGAAACATGATACCCCGCGCCCACTGGCGGGAGGCGTCGTCTGCGATGAAGGGGTTGAGCTTCTTTAGGGCCTTGAGCAAGGTCCCATCCAGCTCCAGGACCTCCCCCTCCGGCTGGACATCGGGGTAGGCCTCGTCGATGCAGTCCACAAAGGCCCTGAAGGAACCGCTCTTGATGGACAGGCGCCCAGCCGGGGTCATGTTGAGCTGGACCGTATCCTTGCAGGTGGCGATGGCTTTGATGAACGGGGCCGCCTTCGGGGTGACCTCGAGGTCCAAGTCAATCGGGCTGCATAGGGCAAGGCTACCGTTGTAGCCCTTGATGAAGCCGCCCGAGATATGGAAGTGGGTCAGCGCCTGGACGAAGTCCTTCTTGGCGACTGCCCCTTGAACGAATTTAAGGGCATCAAGCATTAAAACAACTCCATCTGCTCGTTCTGGAAGGTGCCGGGCATGGTATTGAGCAGATTCTCGTTGATGTAGGTGAAGGCCCAGCAGTTGTAGGCCCACCTGCTGACATACTCCACCTGGAGGCGCTCAATATCAAACCCCTGCTCCGTGATTCGTTTGACCAGCACCTCCCGCTGGAGGTCTGGGATCGTATTCAGGTGCCGGTTGTGCTGCTTGGCCGACGGGCTGTTCGGAGACACCGGCATGGCCCCCAAACCTGGAACTAGTATATTCCCGTTCATCGCGGTCTGCACCCACGTAGAGGAGTCAACGGAGAACCAAGGGTATCGCTCCATCAGGGACTGGGTCGTGAGACCGAAGCCGTGGACCTTGAGACGTGGGCGGCCGGACCCATCGGTCAGGTACTTGCCCCAGATGCGGTCCAGCCAGTGGAACAGCTGCGGGGTGGAGATGGGCACCATACCCCCCAGCGTGATGTAGTCGTAGTTCTCAATATACCACTCCAGGTACCGCTCGTCCTCCCCGTAGTGGAAGCAGGGGAGGGGGCGGACCCCCATCTGCTCCATGGCCATCTGATTCTGCCAGGTCTTGAGGGGGTCGCCGATACCGTCGAGGACCGAGGCGCACAGCGCCCCGTCCACGTTTTCGATGATGTCCAGGTTGCGCTTGATGTAATCGCAGTACCCGCGGATATCCACATCGACGCCCTTGGTGAAGGCCGAGAACGCCCCGGAGTCCAGAAACACCTTGACCCCATCGGCCCGGATCTTGTCGACGTAGGCCTGCTTGTGGATATAGTGGTAGGACTCCAGGTAGTACCGGACTCCATCCCGGGCGGCCTTCTCACGCTCCGTCAAACGGGCGTAGAGCTGGCTCTCCTTGTGGAAGTTCGAGGTGTAGATACCCGCGAGATACAGCTTCATTACTTGGCCAGCTCCATGAACTCGGCGCGGGCCTCCGGCTTGTCCTTCAGGACGCCGCGGAGCGCGCTGGTGATGGTGTGGTGCCCCTGCTGGCAGATGCCACGGGATTCCATGCAAAGGTGGCGGGCGCGGACAATCACCCCGACCCCCTTCGGCTGCAGGTGCTCCTCCAGCGCGTCGGCGATCTGGTTGGTGAGCCGCTCCTGGACCTGGAGGCGACGGGCGAACATGTCCGCCAAGCGAGAGAGCTTGGACAGCCCGACGATCTTGCCGTTCGGGATGTAGGCGATGGTCACCGTCCCGAAGATGTCAGCCAGGTGGTGCTCACACTTGGAGTAGATGGGGATGTCCTTGACGATTACCATCTCGTCGCACTTCTCGGCCCCGTCCTCGAACACCTTGAGGATGTCCGCGGCGTTCTTGCCGTACCCACTGCACCAGTGGCCCCATGCTTTGGCCACACGGCGAGGGGTCTCCAGCAGGCCGCCGCGCTCCGGGTCCTCTCCGACGAACTGGAGCAGGCGCTTGATGTTGTCCTCGATACCACCCTCGGCGGTCTCCTCCCACGGGAAGACCACCCAGCGGTCGCTGAACTCCGAGCCTTCCCGGGTCTTGTCGATCAGGGAGAAGAACGGCTTGCCCGGATACTTGTCGCACCAGCGCTGCATGGTGTCCCCGGAATCGATGATGTCATCGATGAACAGGTCGGCTTCCGCGGGGTCGTCCACCAGCTGCAAGTTGCCGTGGTGGGCGATCACTGCAAGGGCCGCCGGAACCCCACCGCGGGGGATGGCGTAGGCCTTGGTGGCCTCCGGCAGCAGGGAGGCGATACTGTTGGAGGTGGCGAGGGCCAGGAGGGAGACCATCTTGTTGGTCAGGGTGTGCTTCGACATGCGTTCAGGCTCCATAAGAGGCGAAGCACTTCATGGTCTCCTCGACCATGACTTCGCTGAGTTTGATTCCGGTGCCGGCCAGCTGGGCCGGGCCGACGACTTCCACGAGGTGCTGAGCGATGTTCTCAGCCGTCGGGTTGAAGGGGACGACCACCACGGTCGGGTCCAGCTCCAGGAGGTAGGACTTCATCGGGTCTTCTTCCCAGATGAGGAAGTGGTGGTCCCAATGCTCCTCGATCCACATGCAGAGCTTGGCCTTGACCTGGCTGAAGTCAATGACCCGGCCGACCCCGTCCAGCGCCCCGTCCTCGGCGACGCAGGTGAAGTGGACGCGGTAGTTGTGGCCATGCAGGTGGCGGCACTTGCCCTCGTGTCCGTGGACGCGGTGCCCGCAGGAGATGTCATGGTAACGGTGAACCTTGTAGCCAGCCATGATTATACCTCCAGCCAGTTGTCGAGGGCCAGCAGCTCGAGGTACTTCTCGACCACCTCCGGCGCATAGTTCGGGGAGTCCGGCAGGTCCATGAGGCCCTCGGTGAAGGCGCGCAGCACCAGCGGGTCCGGCACATTGGCCTCTTCGAAGCCCTTGGCCCGGAGCAGGGTGGCGTGGTCGTGGCCCACGGGCGGGTAAGCCCCGTCGTAGCTGGTGTGGGTCCAGGCCAGCGCGGCGTAGCAACCCGGCAGGGTCAGGGCCAGGTCCACGGTGGCCTTCTTGGTCAGGCGCATCAGCGGGGTCAGGATGGCCAGCGAGGCGGGGGCGCCGTCTTCACCGGTAAAGGTCCCGAGGTTGCAGGCGTGGGCCAGCGCATGGATGAAGGCCGATCGGCAATCCGGGTAGCCGCCGTAGTCTTCCTCGCAGACCCCGGTCACCAGCGCCTCGGCGTTGTGGATGTAGGCCCGGTTCGCCGCGATGGTCAGGAACATCTGGTTGCGCATCGGGACGAAGGTCTTCTCGAGCCCGCCCGGCAGCGACTTGTGGTCAGCGTACTGCTCCAGCGCGTTGTCCGAGACCAGCGGGGAGGTCCCCTTGAGCACCGGCCCCATCGTGATGATCTCGTGGGACAGGACGCCAGCCAGCTTGGCCACCTTGGCCGCCGCCTCGATCTCGCGCGCATGGCGCTGGTTGTAGTCAAAGGTCACCGCATGCACTTCGAAGCCCAAGTGACGAGCCCAGAAGAGGCAAGTGGTCGAATCCTGGCCGCCGGACAGGACAACGATGGCGACAGGCACTTCGGAACGGGTGCGCTTGCGCTCCCCTTCGAACAGTTCCAACTGTTGCTCACTCATGATGATTTTACTCCAGGTTGATGATTTTGTGCGTTTGCAGGCACAGGGTATAACCGAACTTCAAGCAGCTGCGGATGGCGGCGTCCAGATGGCGGTTATTCTCGATCGGGTCGTTCACGTCGATGGGCTGCACGTAAACGGTCCCTTTGAACCCGACGGGGGGTCTGGCCACACGTGGGGCCGCTGGGTGCGCCAGCGCCTTGCGGGGCAGGCCGTCTTCGGGGTCAATGCTGTTGGCGTGGAGCACGTACTTCAACGCCGTGATGTGGGGAGCCAGCTCGGCGTTGATCTTGCCGGCCTTCGGGCTGCAGACGACCGTGATCTGGTCGTAGGGGAGGTCTGGGACGAACAAGGTCCCGTTGGTCTCGATCTGGACTCGGTAGCCGTGCTCCAGTAGGAGACGGACGGCCGGGGCGATGTTCTGGCGCATGGGCTCACCGCCGCTGAACACCACCAGCTTGGACGGGCTGGACATCTCCTTGACGGCGTCCAGGATGAAGTGCGGCATGACCTGCGAGCGGTTGCTGGTGTAATCCGTATCGCACATCGGGCACTGCAGGTTGCAGCCGAACAGCCGGACGAAGACGGCGGGGACCCCGGCGAACGGGCCTTCGCCCTGAATCGTCGCGAACATGTGATGGAGTTCCAGGAGCCCGCGCTCATGCAGACTCTGCTTGGCTATGGGCTGCTGGTTCAGCGGTTGGTTCATGTGTGTACTCCTCGTGGTTGGTCACCCCATTATAGGCCTGAACAGGCGTGTACACAACGGGATTTTAGAGCAAAAGAAAGGGCAGGATGAACCTGCCCTTCTTTACCAACCAGCCGAGGTTACTCGGCGTCGGCTTCGGTGCTCACGTCTTCATCCTTCCTTACGCAACGCCGGGACAGTATCCTTATCCGCTCGCCGGAGCCTTCACCGCCCTCGGCGGCCGGGGCGGCTTCCTTCGGCTCGGCGCCGAGGCCGTGGTACTTGCGCCAGCGGCCGTACTGGGTCGCAGCGGTGGCGGCGTTGATGTCCTCGGCCATGGCGGCCTCGAGGACCTTCTTGCGGGCGACCGGAGCGCCTTCCTGTGCCGACAGGCTGTCCGCGATCTCCCAGATGCGGCCGGTCTTGGTGCCCGCCTTCGGACGGGTGACGCCGTTCTGGGTGTCCTTGGTGGCCGCAGCGGCCGGGGTCTGGTTCTCGCTCATTGCATTTCTCCTGGATGAGAGGGTGGGCTGTGCCCGGTTAAGGGGCCGTTGCGACGTGCACCAGCCCATGACGTGAATCTTAGCCTACACCGGTGCCGAGGTCAAGCCCCCGCCACCTGGTTTTTAGATCCCTTCCATTTGCCGTACTGGACCTGGACGGTCGCCGGGTTGATCCCCTCGGCCACGGCGCGGCGGACGATCTCCGCGCGCTGGGCCTTGTGGTCATCGTCTGGCATCGCGGCAGCAACCTCGTCCGCGATATCCCAGACACGCCCGGTAGCCGTCCCGGGCTTGGGCCGGGCACTTGGGGTAGGGGTGGCCCCTTCCGCCCTCGCCACGGGGGCTTTACGGGGCGTGGGGGCCGGGGTTTCCGGGGTGGGCCGGTTGGGTAGCCGGACCAGCCCCGGAGGGGTGGGGAGGGGCTCCAGCTTGAGGCCTAGGACCTTGCAGGACTGGAGCAGAGCGTTGTAGTCAAAGCCCTCGTGCTGGAACCCCGTGGTGTTCCGGTACAGGAGCTTGAGCTCCATGTCCGTGAACTTGCTATACGTCCGGCTGGACGCAGCTTCCCCGATTACGATGGCTTCGGGCGCAACCTCGTCGAGAGCTTTGGCCCACACCACCCGATACTCGCCAAGCCCGATGAAGGTCATGGTTTCCCGGTTGATTGCAATGTTCATGGTGGGTTCCCTGTCATAGTAGTTCGGTAGGGGCCAATGGGTGTCGCCATACACCTCCCCGGTAGGGTCGGCAGGATGGCGACCCCGGGTTACGAGGTCGCGCATGTTGGCCTCCTGTTACTTGGCGGTGCCGTTCTTCGTGGCCAGCCACTGCTGGTACTGGGTACGGGCGGTGTAGAAGGCGATGCCACGGCGCACGCACTCGGCGATCACATCCTTGCGGCGGACCTGCGGGTTGGCGGCGGACATCTCGTCAGCGATGTGCCAGACGGTCTTCGTCGGGCGCTCGATGTCGGACTTGTGCTTGACCTCCGGCTTGGCCTTGCCCTTGGCCGGGGCCTCGATGGCCTGAGCGGCTTCTTCGTTCAGCTGCTCGGCCAACTGCTCATCCGCCTGCTTTTCCATGGCGGCGATGTCCGCCTCGGTGGCTTCCACTTCGGCCGGGGCTTCCTGGACCGGCTCTTCGGCCACTTCGATCGGCTGGAAGCCGAACTGGCCGGCGACCTCGACGATCTCGTACTGATCCTTGGTCAGGCCAGCCTGCTTGGCGGCGCGGTGGGCGGAGGATTTAACGGTGTAGAGTTTCATGATGTTGCTCCTGTCCTGGTTAATGATCCGAGGGACCCATTCCCCCTGACCATGATTGAATTATAGGGGACCCCGGATTGGCAGGCAACAGGTTAAGCGCCTTAGATCGATTGAATGTTCGAATCGAAAAGCGCCTTTTTAGAGGCAAACGGGATCAGAAGGGGATCTCCCCTAACCACTCGGGGCACCCCACCACCACTACGGTGAGCGGGGGCCGGGCGGCGAAGGTGGTGCATTGCTCCTCCTTTTTGTCCCAGTATTCGCAGTTGAGGCAGGTGGTCCAGTTCTGGGAGCGGATGATCTGCTCCTGGAACTCAATCCGCTGGGCTTGGTGCTGTTGTGGCTTCATATTCATAGCTGTTCTCCAGGTAGTCCGGCGGGACTGTCATCTTCGGCATATTGATAACTCATTATTTCAGGGTGCTTCTTGTTGATCCAGACCCGGATGTGGGTCGGGGTGCGGAGTTCGCCAAGGCGCTGGAAGGCGTCAGCGATGGTCTCGGGCGGTTGAGGATCAGTGGCCCGGTTACGCCACCAGTCCCGGGCCTTCTTGCGGGCGAAGCCCTCATGCTCAAGGCAGACCCATTCATCGAACATCCGCAGCCCGCAGTAGTAGCTGGCCCGGATGCTGGGCGGGCGCCCCTCCTTGCGGTGTTCGTTATAGACCACACGGTCCACCCGGAACAGCTCTACCTGCGGGAACTCCTGGCCGTCCCGGATCAGCGCCTCGGTCCCGGCGTGGAAGCCGAACTTGATGGACCGCGGGAACTCGAAGCCGCACTCCGGACAATGGGTCAGGCTGGCATGGCAATAGATGCCGCAGTTCTCGCAGATGCGGACCGGGGCCTGGCCCCCGCCCTTGCCCTTGCGCTTCGGAATGACCGGGTCGTTGATCGGGCCGAGGCGACGGGTATTGCCAGCGAAGTCCAGCACAAGGCAGTTGCGCTTCGGGCTGTTGATGATGGCGGCCAGCCGGCCCTCGGTGGTCTCCAGGTCAAAGCCGGGGGCGTAGAGTGGACGGGTGCCCCGCCCGAGCATCTGGACCCACAGCCCCGGCGACTGGGTCGGGCGAAGCATGACGATCAGGTCGATGGCTGGGAAGTCGAAGCCTGTGGTCAGAATGCCGTTGTTGACCATGGCCCGGTACTTGCCAGCCTTGTAGTCCGCCAGCCGTTGGTCCCGCTCCCCGTCACTCATCTTGGAATGGACGCAGGTGGCGGAGACCCCGAGGCTCTCCAGCATAGCGGCAACGTGGATGGCATGCTCCACCCCGGAGGCGAAGACCAGCCAGTGCTGACGGTCATGCCCCATCTCGAGGGCTTCCAGCAGGGCGGCATGGGTCACCTCGTCCCGGTCCACCGCCTCCTGCAGCTGCTTGAGGTTGTACTCACCCTGCTGGATCTTGACCCCCTCCACGTCCAGCTCCGTGCGGGTGGGCCGCGGAACCAGCGGGCAGAGGTAGCCTTCGGCCAGGAACCAATTGAAGGCCTCGAGGGTCGTCATGTCGACGCAGACGTCGGTAAAGAGCCCGCCCTCCTCGATCAGAAGGCCTTGCCCCATCCGGTAGTGTGTAGCGGTAAACCCGATCACCTTGAGGTAGGGGTTGACCTTCTTGAGGCCGTTGATGAATGCCTGATACATGGTATCCGCCTTCGGCGAAACCAGATGGCACTCGTCAATCAGCAAGAGGTCAACATGACCGAAGGTCTCCACCGCCTTGATAGCGGTGGCGATCCCGGCGTAGGTAATCGGGCAGTAGGCGTCCCGGCGCCCAAGCCCCGCGGAGAAGATGCCGGCGGGGGCGGTCGGCCAGATGGCCAGGAGCTTCTCGAAGTTCTGCTCGATTAGCTCCTTGACGTGGGTCAGCTTCATGACCCGCTGGCCGGGGTAGCGCTGGAAGGCCCGCTGAATGAAACCGCCAATGACCACAGACTTACCGGTGCCGGTAGGCATAGCGACGACCGGGTTGCCTTCCCCGCCTTCTTCGAAGTAGCGGAAGATGGACTCGATCGCGTAGTCTTGGTAGTCGCGGAATTGCATTCTATTGCTTCGCCTTGATCAGAGGGTGGAGTTCGTAGTCGTCGCAGCCGCGGAGCTGGGCCTCCTTGGTCAGCTCCCACTGGTCATCGTGGTACCCCTGTTCTTTGAGAACCTCGATTACCTTCGGATTTTCACACACCCACTTCCCTCCATCAACAGGAGTAGACCAGCGGCAGGTCCGGCAGTTTTTCTCAGGCATGGCGGCTCCGTGGCAGACCGGGGAGAAGTCGCAGAACTTGCACTTGTACCAGCCCGGGCTGTTGTTGATCCGGGGCGGTGGTTCGACGGCGTCAATCACCATGGCGGAGCGGTCCAGGAACCGGTCATAGGTCACTTGGTCGAAGGCAACCAGCTCGGCGTAGAGCTCGTCATCATTCTTATTGACCGCCATGTAGAGCGCCCAGCGGAACCCGTTCTTGCCCATGTACATCTGCATCTGGACGTAGTGCTCGAACTTGGCCTCGCGGACGCCGTCCCCCTTCAGCTTCTGGAAGGACTTGTCGTTGTGGGTCTTGAACTCCCCGAGCACCGGCTCGTCCGGGATCTCCGGGATACCGAGGATGACACCGTCCATCCCGCCACCGAAGTGGCCCTTGTGACCCTTGATCCGGAACTGGTTGCCTTCCTCGTCAAATTGCCAGACGGTGCAGCCGATCATCAGGAGGAGGGCCACCATCCGGGGCTCCTCGAGGTGCCCGCGGTTGAAGAGCCGGATCATCCGGCCTTCGAAGCTGGGCTTGGTGGTCCAGCGGAAGGAGTACCATAGCTCCCGCGCACACTCGCGCCCGATCAGGGAGGCCCCGAGGTGCGAACGAAAGGCGTCCTCCTCGTCGCGGTAGGCGTCCTCAGCCTGTGGCATGAGGTGGCGAAGGTGCCGACGGAAGGCCGCGCCTTGGTCCCGCTCCAGGTGGGCGGCGATGGTGGCGAGGGTCTGGGTCGCGATACGAGGGGTATAGCTCATCAGTGTGCCGCCTCCAGGTGGGCCAGCGTCGTATCCGAAAGCTGGGCAAAGGTCAACAGGAATAGCTTGTAGGCGTCCTTCGGCGGCAGAGGGGCCTCGGGCTGGAGTCGCTGGAGCCCCTTAAACTCCATCGGCAGCGGGTGCCGCATGAGCTCCTCCCACTCCGTCCGCAGGGCGCGGTTGTCCA